CGTCTCGATGGTGCGGCAGTTTCCGTCATAGCCGCACAGGCTGGTGATGGTGAGAGCTGCTTCTGCGTAGTCTTTTGCCGGGGATGGAAAGCCCATAATGGAACCTCACATAAAAATACTGTACATTTAAACAGTATAATCATGTGAGTATTTAGTCAATACGCTGTGACCTGTCACACCGCAAGTTTCGTTTCGTGCCAACCTTGCGTCACCCAGCACGCCGAATCACCGGTACACGGGCATGACTTCACCGGCAGACTGTCGCCGCACCTTCCGCACCGGTTAGCACTGATAGCCTTGATACGGCCACGCACCCGCGCATCATCCTGGCGGATCAGCAGCGCAATGTACTCGCTCAGTTCGTATGGCTCGCGGCCCGGGCGACGCTCAGCGCAGTTCCGCGCCAGCATCTCCATTTCCTGCTCGTCGAGCACCAGCTCCAGCTTGCGCTCACCGGCTTCAGCCTGGCGGGCGCGCTTCGCTGCTTTGCGTTCTGCTGCTGTCTTAGCCATTGCTTAGTTTCTCCCCGCACATTGAACAGCAGTTGGTTGTGTAAATACGCCCGTATGTGTGAGGGCAAGTACGCATGTAGCTGAGCAAAGTCCTGAATGCACGCAGCTGGTAATCTTCTTTTAGCGAACGAGGAGCTGACTCCAGTTCCTCGATGCGGGCGATCAGTGTTTCCTGGTTTACGTTAACCATTAATCACCTTCCCGCAGCGCTTGCAGTAAATACCGTGATACGTCTCTGGCCTGGTGCTGTTGATCACTTCGATTACTGCGCTGCTACTTCCCTCCATTGCGCCAAGATTTGCAGTAGGCGCTCCCTTGGTGATAGTTGGGCGATATGAGTGCCCGAACAATTTCCCGAAAATACCATGACACTTATCCATCACCCCACCTCTCTCAGTTTCAGTTCATCGGCCACGGACTCTGGCACCACCACCGGCATCGGTACGCGGATAACCAGCTTTTTGAGCCTGTCTATTTCGCCGGCCAGTTCCAGCAGGCGGGAGCGGCAATCCTCTGCCTCCTCGCGCCACCAGGCCACGTCTGCTTTAAGGCGGCGCACGCGCCGCTGTTTAAGTTTGCTCACCATGGCAGCCACCCCATACCCTGAAGTGCGCCGATGACCAGCAGCACGAACATCACTGCGTCGAATGGGTTAGGCATTATGCGATACCACTGTTGGCGAACTAAATGGGCAGGCGACACCTATCGGATGCTTACCATTGCAGATAAAGCACCGCATCTCGCTAAGCACCTGAGGAGAGGTAGTGATCGTCGTAGGGTGATCATCCTCTCGCAATACATCACGGAACGCGACCGCAACAACCTTCCCGCCGAAAGCTTCCATATGGGCGTGCACTGGCGGCTCCTTGCCGTCTTCGAAATCAATGACGAACGTTAACTTGCCCATCACTTCACCTCCTGCTGCGGTGCTGCTGACGTTGACAAAACATTAACAAGCGCATCAGCTTCCATGTTGTCGCAATGTTTCTGGAGTCTGTTGATGATTGCCTGAATAGCAAATTTAGGAACAAATTCATCCTTACCGATTTTTGGGCAGCTATCCGTTTCAAAATGAAAACGATCTACCTCCATCATCAGTCCGTTTTCACCTTCAGTTGCACTGAATATGCCAAACGCTTTGATGTCGTATGCATCCGGAATCACCGGAGAGTTGAGTTGTTCGGAATTGCCGAACGACTGAAGCATGGCGGCGCGGCAGGCGTTCCAACCATCGGCGTATGAAACCTCGCAGCAAACACCTCCCTGGTCATCCATCGCATCAGGCACAGATACCGGTGCTGGCGGCGCGGTGTAAACAGGAATAAGCCCTGCGTCTGGATTGGCCCACATCCATTCTCTGCCCATGCGCTTGTTATCTGTATCGCCAGCACGGTAAACACTGAAATTATTGAAGGCAAACGGGTCCACATACGCCACGGGCTCCGCTTCGAGCGATGCCAGCGCGATACGCAGGGCAGCAAGGATATTCCCCTGATAATCATCAAGCCCGAAAGGAATCTCATCACGAACGCTTTCATAATCGTTGATAGCCTGCTGCAGCCATTCCCTGGTAATAGTGCTCATGATGTCGCTCCTTCTTGGTATTTTTCGAACCAGAACACCACTGGCTTCTCCACTGCCTCGATAAGGCCGAAACGCTCTGCCGTTCGGAAGTTCATGCTGCTCTTGCGCCCTCGCTCGACCTGAAGAGATACCTGCTTTCTGAACATTTCCAGCGAATAGGACGTTTTCAGCAGGTTGCATGGCGCACATGCCGGAAATAGGTTATCCAGTCTTTCAGCCTCTGGCCTGTAGTATTCACCAGTAGCCTTCAGTTTGAAGATGCCTTTCGCAGCAGCCTTCATACACTGCTCTGATTTACGAAGCACCGCCTCAACGTGGTCAGCATGCCAGCCCTTTTCTGGAAGCTCGCACCCACAGTAAGCACAGCGGCCGCCGAACTTCATGCGCAACTCTGCTCGCTGTTTTTTGGTAATAGTGCTCATGGGTTATCTCCCCTTAGGCCAGCTCAGGAAAAACATAAGTCCGATGACAGCGAAAAATGCCGCAGCAATTCCACCCAGGATGATTAATGCCCACACCAGAATTGTTCCAATAGTTGCAATCATTTCACTCTCCTTTACCGGCTGCGGCGTTTTCCAGTTCATTGATGCGATTGCGGAGGGCCGCTATCTCCATCTCGGCAGCATCGGCGTAATGAACATTTGAATGCTCTTTAAGGTGTCCGCACGCCATCATGAAGCCACGGTGGTGCTCACGGTTGGCTCTTCCAATCTCTTCTTCGATGCGGCGGTCTTTGGCTTCCACCTCATCCAGCAGCGCCAGCATACGCTTCGCAATGGCTACTTCGTCAGGGAACTCCTTTTGCCATGCTTCATTGAGTAATTTGCTACTGACAGGGTTCATGCTGAAACGCTCTACCATGAGAACAGCCAGTTCTTTCGTTATTGCTAGCGCGCGTTTATCGATGTTGCTCATGCTGCACACCCCTTAATCCCATTGCAGAACAGATGCGAAATACGCACCGCGACAAGGCGTATCACGCGGATGATGCCAGCCGCGATAACCATCCTGACCTCCGATAGGGCTGACTTTGTACCAGCACTGGTAATAGCGAGCGCTGGAAGCAAAATCCTCCGCGCCTTCAGCATCAATCACACTCTGGACCACAGACGCCTGGATAATATCGGCCTCGCTATAGTCGCCACGCATAACCAGAAAACGAGCCTCATCAGAGCAGAGGTAATCAACTGCCCCATCAAATTTACCCTTGCTGGTTGGTTTGGTTGCGTTGCTCATTCCTCATCCTCCAGTTCAGATACGGCGTCCATTACATCTGAGCCGCGAATAGTTTCGAATGCCATGCAAGCCATTTCAAAGCACAGGCGCTCATGAGGGTGCGGAGATTGCCAGTACTTGAAGCCTGGACGATGCGAATAGCCCTGCATCGCATAGAACTCTCCGGCCAGTTCAATGGCGGCATCCACCAGTTCACGGTTTGTCATTGGTTTGTCTATGTTGCTCATTGGGCGGGCTCCTGGACAGGCGACAGTGCTTCACGCACGCATGGCTTGTAGTAGTGATGGAAAGCGAACGTCAGTCCGAGCTTAGTTGCACTCTGGTTTTTCGAGCTCAGCAAGCCAAGCCCCACGCAGATAGTTGTTGCAGTCCAGCCAGAGTGATACCCGGCAGCACGTTTCATTACCGTTTCGGCCAGGATGGTGCGGAAGTCTTCACGCCCGAAGTTTGTTCCTTCGAAGGCGGCGTTTACCACCTCATCTGTCAGATGCGAATCGTCTACGATGCTCATGACCGCACTCCTTTGCGAAGATGGGCGGCGAAACTCTCACCTCGGTCTTCAAGATAATCAGCAACCTCATGGTATGGTTCTTGAATTACTCCCCAAGCACCTCCAGCCGTACGTAAATCTTCTGCTGTTTTGGTGGCGAACATTTCCACACCGCTGGCCCGCACTTCAGCCAGGAAAGCTTCGGTCGCTGGGGTTTTCAGTTCAGAAAGCATAACAAGCACGGCATCATGCAGGCAGTCATCAGTGTCAAACCCTGCTGCTTTGGTTGACTCGAATCGCTTAGCTCCCGCCTTGAATACGTCTGCAACTGCCCACGCCTGTATGTTCTTCAGCCCCGCATTCTCCGCAGCCAGCGCCGCGCATCTGGCTTCAAGCTCTTCATAACTCGGTTTCATCTTTACCCTCACTTACCCGTATAAGTTATTGATTACGTTGATATCAAAAAGGATCGTTATTTCAGAACGTTTCGCAGTTCCAGCCACCACCTTTGCTTTTTGGTATTGGCTTAAGCGCTCTGAACGTGAACGGGTACATGTCGGCGGCGACCTTGATTTTCACCCGGGCGTCGTCAGTCCAGAACCCTTTAACTTCGTGTAACTCCATCTCACCAGTGGTGAGCATTACTGCGAAGTCCGGCGTGTAGAACGTGTTGTCAGCCAGTCGCAGCTTGATTCCTTCGAACTTGTACCAGGCGATGACGGTGCCAGTGATGCGCTTCAGGTGCTCGGCATAAGCCTCTTCCGTCTTGTTCATCTGACCTGTCTTGAGTCGACCAAGGGCCTGTAACTGTTTTCTCATGATTTACCCCTTAGGTAATTTAAATCCACATTAGAGTTAAAATCAATAGCTATGCGCATATTTTGTTACCTGCAAGGTAATTATGCAGGCGTAAAAAAATGCGCTGCCGCGCCGGTGCTTCTGCCTTACTGCTTACCTTTCCCGTACTGCCTTGAAAATCTCTCCATGTCGAAATCAATCGTGGCCCTATAATCCCTGAACAGGCCGCATTTCCCGTGACGAATTACCTCTCCGCTCTTCTCTGCGTCTCTGAAGTATTTCTCCACAGTGTTGAGGTGGAGGCCGAGAATCTCTGCTGCCTGTCGGGTGGTTATCCTGCCGCGCTCTTTTGCAGCGGTGATTATCCGTTTGACGGCTGACTTACGTTCTGAGTGCGTGTTTGGTCTTGCCATGTAAACCTCACTATGTGGCCTGGTAGCCCCTGAATCCCTGCGGTATGGACTTGTCCGGCTCAGGAACGTCGTTGATATCTCTTCGCTGCTGCTGGGAGACCGGCCTTGCCCTGGACTGCTGCACGCTTCTCGCCAGCTTCTGCTGCCACTGGTCGTGGTGGAATGCCTTGCCCTCCGCTTTCCAGTACGTGATGAAGTCTGCCAGCTCGAACTGCGTGATCTCCATCTTCAGGGTTATGCCCCATAGAGCAGCGCGCTGGATGAACTGCTGATCCGGTTTCCAGTTGTCGTGCATCTGGAATTTACCAAACTCCCCCATTCCACCAGGAGCGACATAGCCATTCAGCATCGCGTTGTTCGCATCCGGATCTGGTTCACCGCCACCAGCGGAGTTATCCACAGGTGAATTTTGCTCGCCCCCTATGTGGGGTTTATCTTTTATATCTTCTCTTCTCTTCTCTTCTCTGGTCCGCTTTTTGTCCGCTTCTGATGCGGACGCTTTGCGGACGTTTCTCTTCCTGTCTGCGTCCTGTGCGCGACGCTTGGCAGACTGCCCGTTATGGGATTCAAAGCGCGGCATTACTAGGCTTTCGCCATTTTCTTCGAGCCATCCGACAGCCATCATTGCCCGTGAAAAACCAGGAAATCCGATCAGGTCGTCGAGAGTGTCCGCGCTGTATCCGTCAAGCAAACCGTCAACGGAGTGGACATCGAAAAGACACCATGCGGAATGTAGTCCGCCAACTATCCGCAATCTGTCCGCTTTCAATGCGGACGCCATGCGGACAACTTTAGGGTGCGTGTGCAGGTCGGCACGCATCTTGATCCAGTCACCGGCCATCACTCACCCCCAGGTGAAGCCACCTTAAATTCGATTACCCAGACCCAAGGGTTGGCCTGCCAGTTTTCTTCGCCGTAGATGGATTCCCACAGCTGCGCAAAGTTGTCATATGGAGTCCAGACTTCCCCTCCGCTATCCGGGTCAGAGTATGTTGGCCGCCATCCGGTAAGTTCCATGCCTTCAGCCTGCGCATCTTCCTGGCTGATATCGTTTAACCGCTCTACCCGCACGCCGGTAACCTCCAGCAGAATGCGACATGCTGCGCGTGGCATGTGGATAGATGGTTTCCAGCACGAACGGCCATCTTCATAGCCATCGTCATCACCCCAGGCAAAATCCCCATCTGCTGCGTAGATAGCGTGACCAGAGTAGTAACCATTACCAAACGGCATTTCGTGAATGGCTGTGGCGGGACGGTCAGGACTCCATGGCTGAATGCGACCATCTTCATCCAGTTCATGGCTCACTACACCCCACGTCTCCCGAACCCAGATGCGATCGCCAACCAGACCGAATGGACAATTACTGGCAAGACTGTGTCCTGGAATTGCAGGAACAGATTTCATGCTCTGGACCCATCCAGCACCGTATACCTCATAAAAACTACCATTGAGGACAGGCTGTACCTTCATAATCCTGCGCGTCTGCGTCTTCCGGCCGTCGAGGATGGCGCGCACCATCTCGCCGTTAAAAATCATTCCACGCTCTTTCATGCTTCCCCCTGGGCAGTCTTTAATGCCATTGCGAACTCGCTGCGGTGACGGTTTGCGCTCTGAAGTGCGCACTCAACACAGGTGCCATTCAGTACGTAGCGCTCCGCCTTATGACCATTCCGGCAGGCTTTGCCGGTGTAGAATCTGTTCAGGCCAGCCTTAGCGGCCTCCATTCTGGTGACGATTTTCACGAAAACGGCCCCTCGTTTGGTTATTGTTATCGGTAATTTTGTGCGATGGGCGAAAAAAGATCAACCATATTCGGATCATTATTACCTGAGAGGACTGAATAGATATGAAAAGACCGCCAGATGGCGGCCTGATGGGGGTTTGAAAGAGGTTTTATTCGTAGAAGAAGATAGCCAGTTCCGGCTTAGTTCTTACCCATCCGCGTTGTTTGCATGCCTTAAACAGCCCATTCATCAATGTCTTACCGGGCATTTTCCTGCGGCCTGTCAGATGCGTCTGGATGTAGTGGCTGGTCGTTCCGGCCTCGTCAGCAAAGGAATTTCGCTCATCAGGAGTGAGTTGCAACCAGTGTTTTTTGAAGTCGAATTTTTCGTTCTCGCTCATAGCTATTGCCTGATATTAATTTCAGATAACAAATATTCACCCAGAAGGTAATAAAAATCAAGGTTTGTTACCCGTGAGGTGCATTTACCTGTGAGGTAAATTCGCTTTTAATTGGCGCACTAACTAATTCATATATGAGGCGATTCACCAGAGCATGAAAAGTATTCAGGATATCCGCAGGCAGAATATTAACGATATCATCGACCGTGACTTTAACGGGGTGCAGACTCGTCTGGCGGAAAAACTGGGAACTCAGGCAAACCTGGTGAACCGCTGGGCCCGCGGGCAGAAGGTAGTCGGCGACACGGTGGCGCGCAAGATTGAGAAAGCGGCGAATAAGCCGTCGAACTGGCTGGACGTCGACCACTCATTATCTGCTGTTGCCATCCCCCAGGAGGAGATCACCCCTTCCGATATCGGCCAGCTGGCGGCGCATAATCTCGAAGCATGGATGCAGAACAACCGAGACCTGTCATCTCAGGGTAAGTTGTCGAAAGCGTCTGGCGTTGCCCAGGCGACAATCAACCGCATGCTGAACAATGAGGTTAGCGTTTCCATCTCCACACTTGAGGCGATCGCCAGCGCGTTCGGGCGCCGAGGCTATGAGTTACTTATCCATCCCCGTGACCCGGCGACCATCCATTACGACCGGGCGCGCTACGAATTGTTACCTGAGAGCGAGAAAAGCAAGATCGAGAGCTACGTCGATTTTGTGATTGTTCAGAACGGTAAAGCGCAAGAGTAAAACCATAAATTTCAGATACTAAGCCGCCACTGAGCGGCTTTTTTATTGCCATCAATATTACCCATCGGGTAATTTTTTATAATCATATCTATTGACTTCAAACCACATAAGGATAATTATTACCTCAACGGTAACACTGAGGTAACGAATTATGCAGTGGAAAATCATCAACGGTTGGTACTGCGTTACGGCGTGCGGGCTGATGAGCACCAAGTGCCGCACTCTGCATGAGGCCATCAACTGGGCATTTGTCACCAAGATGGCAGTCAAAACTGAAATGGATATGGGGGTGAGCAAGTGAACAAAGATATCGAAATTACCGCTTCTGGCATTGAGGTAGTGGCTGGCAGATATCGTGATGAAATTAGTGTTTCTATTTCAAATGTTGACGTTGGTTCATTGCTTGAGGAAGTCGGGCAAGAAAACGTATTTGAACACGTCGAGCTGAGTGATTACGTCGACTGGGCCGAAGCAAAAGATAAGGTTTCTGAAATTCTGGAACGCCTTTCACCTGATGAAGTTATCAGTTGGCTGCGCGACAACGGGCATCTGGAGGACGAGGCATGAACATCCAGCAGATTAATAACCTGAAAAAAATCATGAACAGCATCGACAGCGACTACCAGCTGAGCCAAATGCACTACGAGCGCCAGGTGGAGCTGATCGACGCTATCAAGTACCACCAGCTGCAGAAACCTTTCTACGAGCTGGAGCGCAAAGGCGTTCGCACGGAGATTCTGGAAGAGCTGATGATGAGCGTCGAGTTTGAAGAAGCTCTCGCAGCGTACCAGGCCGCGTTGACCAGCATCATCGCCAAGTGGGATCTGGCTGACCAGCTGGACACGGCGAGGAACGCGGCATGAAACCTGGCATCTATTTCGACATCAGCAACGAGGACTACCACGCCGGCGACGGCGTGAGTAAGTCGCAGCTGGATATGGTGGCGTTGAGCCCGGCCCTGTTGCCGTGGCAGAAATCCGCTCCGGTCGACACCGAAAAACTGAAAGCTCTGGATATGGGAACCGCCCTGCACTGCCTGCTGCTGGAGCCGGATGAGTTTGATAAGCGCTTCATTGTGGCGCCGCAGTTCAACCGCCGCACGAATAAGGGAAAGGCAGACGAAGCTGCCTTCCTTAAAGACTGCGAAGGCAGCGGAAAAATTGTGATGGAAGCTGAGCAGGATCGACAACTGAAACTGATGCGCGACAGCGCGATGGCACACCCGGCGGCACGCTGGCTTCTTGAGGCGGAAGGTTTCTGCGAAGCATCGCACTACTGGACGGATCCGGAGACTGGCGAACTGTGCCGCATTCGCCCGGACAAGCGCCTGAAGTATCACCCGGTTCTGATGGACGTGAAGAAGGTTGCAGACATGGAGAGGTTCGCCCGCCACATCGAGGAATTCCGGTACCACGTTCAGGACGCTATGTACCGTGAAGGCGCGAAGCAGACCACCGGTGAGCCTCACGGATTCTTCTTCCTGGCGGTGAGTGAAACCATCGACTGCGGCCGCTACCCGGTGCGCGTGTTTGAACTGGATGCGCCGGACTTAGATGCCGGGCACGCACTTTTTCGCCGTGATCTGAATACATACCACCAGTGCCGAGAAACAGGCGAATGGGGTGGATTTGAAATTATTAAACGCCCTGAGTGGGCACGCAAACAGGACATGTACGTATGAGCAACGACATCGCAAACATCAACACACCAGTAGACACAGCAATCGCTGGCACTGCTGCAACAATTTTCAGTCCAGAGGGTTTGAACCAACTGATGAAATTCGCAGAAGTGATGGCGCAAAGCCGCGTAACGGTACCTGCTCACCTCGCCGGTAAGCCAGCTGATTGCATGGCTGTGGCAATGCAGGCTGCGCAGTGGGGAATGAACCCGTTCGCCGTAGCGCAAAAAACCCATGTTGTGAGTGGAACACTCGGCTATGAAGCCCAGTTAGTAAACGCAGTTATCTCAACCATGTCTCCAACAAAAGATCGCATCAACTACGAGTGGTTTGGTCCGTGGGAACGCGTAATCGGAAAGTTTGTTGAGAAAACATCCAAAAACGGCAACCCGTATATCGCTCCAGGCTGGAATCTCAAAGATGAAGAAGGCTGCGGTGTTCGTGTATGGGCAACCATGAAGGGCGAGGATCAGCCTCGGGTGCTTGAGTTAATGCTGTCTCAGGCACAGGTAAGAAACTCCACGCTTTGGGCCAGCGATCCGAAACAGCAGCTCGCATACCTGGCAACAAAACGCTGGTCACGCCTGCATTGCCCAGACGTCATCATGGGCGTGTACACCCCTGACGAATTGCAGGAGACGGCGCCGCGCGTTGAGCGCGATATCACTCCTTCGCCGGCCACCGCCTCAGGCATGAACAAGCTGATCAACTCTAAACCTGAGCAGAACCAGGAAGAGAAACCAAAGAGCAGCGACGACCGCGATCCAGAAGAGATTCTGTGCGCTTTCACTGATGCAGCTGGCAAAGCAGAGAGCGTAGAAAGTCTGGATTTGATTTTCAACGGTGGCGTATGGCCTGACGGGAAAAAGCGTCCTGGTGCAAAAGATGCGCTGTCTGGTAAATGGATTGAAATGGCAGAAGACGTTTATAACATCCGCCGCGATGAGCTGAACGAAGTCCCTATGTAATCACCACCGTGGCGCTACGGCGCCACACCTGCAACCAAGAGAGGTATTTATGAAAGGTGCATTGAGTAAGAAAAAACTCCTTGAGGTGGTGCCACTGTCATGGAGCACGATTGACCGACTGGAGCGTGACGGCGAATTCCCGAAACGCTGGTACATCACCGATGGGAAAGTGGCATGGACACAGGAAGAAGTGGAGAAGTGGCTGGACGATCGCAGGAAGAACAGCCCGGACGAATTCCAGGGAAAAAAGCCACCGGTTGAGTTGCGTAAGTATCGTCCAGTGAAGGGCGCATCCGTGAGTGCAGCAGCATGACGGCGCTGAAGAAGCATATCGGCAGATGGTCAGATGTTTACCTGTATCTGGCCGTTGTCGCCTACCTGATGTGGCTGGCGGCGGTAATCAGTTGAGAGGTCTGGATCAAATGAAAAAGACGAAGCTTGAGCGCTATCACGAAGATTACGTGTCGCAGCGCCGTGTTGAAAGAGTGGTGGCATCGACACCTGAAGCGATGGAGATCGAAAGCCGGGCCATTGAGCGCGAACGCCGCGGGCATTACCGCATCGCGGCCCGCCTGTGGCTCCAGTGCCTTGATGCGGCAGTTGGTGAAGTGGAGCGCGCACGCATCGCGGTGCGCCGCCAGCAGTGCATCACCAAAGGGAACCGCAAAATGAACATGGACTACAGCGGGATCGGATGTCGCGGGGTGGTGTATGACTAATCCGCACGACAATATCCGCGTAGGCAGTATCACGCTGGTTTATTCATCTCTGCGCCGCGGGTGGTTGGCACCCGACGGCCAGGTTATCAGAAACCCATTGAAGGCTCAGCGACTGGCTGAGCTAATGAACAGCAAGAAGGTGGCAGCATGACTGACGCAACGATTCTGGACATGTGCTGCGGGTCACGCATGTTCTGGTTCGACAAGCAGGACGAACGCGCGGTGTTCAGTGATATCCGTGCCGAACAGCACGAGCTTTGTGACGGTCGCCAGTTGGTTATTAGTCCTGACCTTATAGCTGATTTCCGCGCCCTGCCCTTTGCCGATAACACTTTTCCTGTCGTCGTGTTCGATCCGCCTCACCTCGAGCGAGTCGGAGATAATGCATGGATGGGTAAAAAGTACGGGCGACTCAACAAAGAAACATGGAGAGACGATCTGCGTGCCGGCTTCACAGAAGCGTTTCGGGTGTTGTGGCCACACGGCGTACTCATCTTCAAATGGAACGAAACGCAGATCCCGGTAAGCAATATTCTGGCTTTGACAGATGAGAAACCTGTCATCTGGCAGCGTACCGGTAAGGCTGACAAAACCCACTGGGTGATTTTCGTGAAAGGAGATGAAAAGTGACCGGAAAATACACTCTTATCTATGCAGATCCGCCATGGGTATACCGTGACAAAGCAGCAGACGGAGAGCGAGGCGCCGGGTTCAAATACCCGGTCATGAATGTGCTGGATATCTGCCGCCTGCCAGTATGGGATCTGGCTGCCGAAGATTGCCTGCTGGCGATGTGGTGGGTTCCGACTCAGCCGGTCGAGGCACTGAAGGTTGTCGAAGCATGGGGTTTCAAATTGATGACCATGAAGGGATTCACCTGGCACAAGACGAACAAGCATAAAGGCAACAGCGCGATCGGCATGGGCCATATGACGCGGGCGAACAGCGAAGACTGCCTGTTTGCGGTGCGCGGAAAACTGCCTGCACGCATGGACGCCTCTATCTGCCAGCATGTCACTGCTCCGCGCCTGGAGAACTCGCGCAAGCCTGACGTGATCCGGGAAAAACTGGTTCAGTTACTGGGTGATGTGCCGCGCATAGAGCTTTTCGCCCGCCAGTCGTCGCATGGTTTCGACGTATGGGGAAACCAGTGCGAAGGCCCGGCGGTGCAGTTGCACCCTGGCTACGCGCTGGATATCTCCGGGATGACGCGGGCATTCGGAAATGCTCCGCTTTCACCAACAGACAACCAGGGCCGGGAGCGTGCGGCATGAAGCTTATCGATATTTTGGTGCGCGACTTACACAAATTTGGTGGGTGGCCTGATGGTGCGGTCGAGTGCCATCGGTTTGTTGACGAAGCAAATATTGATTTCTATGACGAGAAAGATAATTGGGATGGTGATTGTTATTTGAAGTATGGTGCTGAATTCGCCAGAGAGGCGGTTATTAAAAGAGATCCAGATTCGGGAATACGTAGTGAATCAGTTACTCGCGAGCAATACGAAGCCGCACTTTCAGCCAGTAAGATAGCATGGGATGGTGAGGGCTTGCCTCCACCAGGAGTTGAGTTCGAGTATCTGAGAGGTAACTTCGGCGCAGATAAAGGCCGATGGGTTAAGTGCACAATGAAATATGCAGGAGAAAAATACTGCATCGTTCATCTTGATGATGAAGGGGAAAGCTGGCTTAAGCATGAAGGAACGCAAATCCGCCCCATCCTCTCAGAAGCAGATAGGAAGAAAGAGGCGGCACTATCACAGATTGCAAACGCAATCATAGGTGATGTGCCAGATACTGGCATGGCTACCGCAGCAATGTATGCCAAGCGAATCTACGACGCTATCAAGTCAGGAAAAATCGTAATTGAATAGCCGCGACAGTCGGCTACTGACTTTCCATCCACCTCTCAAACTTCGACGGGGAGAACGGCACCAGATCGGTGTGCTCCCCGTTAATCCAGGAATCAACCATATCGGCCCACTGCTGCAGCATATATGCGCGCTGCCGGGCATACTCCGCTTTGTTGTACACCGCGCGCACACCCTTCTGCTCATGTGCCTGTGCCTTCTCGATCCAGTCTGACGGGTAATCAGCTTCGTGCAGCAGCGTGCTGGCAGTCCGGCGCAGGTCATGCACCGTGAATTCCTGTATCTTTTCGCCGTCTTTGTTTATGGCCTCCACGGTACGGTTTATAAGCGAGTTCAGCGCGGCGTTCGATAGTGGCTTGCGGAAGTTGTAGCGACCTGGCACCAGGTATTCACTGCAACCAGCACACATCTGCAATCCCACCAGCAGATCCTGCGCCTGCTTCGGCAGGTAAATCACATGCGCACGCCCGGCCTTCATACGGTCGGAAGGGATCGTCCACGTCCATTTATTGAAATCGATCTCTTCCCATGTCGCTGAGATAAATTCGTTTTTTCGAACCAGCGTCAGCAGCACCAACTTCAGCGCCATCTTCATGGTTCCCATCGCTCCGACGTCATCCAGTGCGCGGAAGAAAATGCCGATCTCCTCAGGTGAAAGCGTGCGTTCGCGCGGCTTAAACATGGCGATGGATGATGGCTTAATGTCGGCCGCAGGATTGAACAGGCCGTGCCCGCGGTCATTGGCGTACCGGTATACGCTGCTGATTATCTCCCTGACCTGAATTGCCGTCGCCCGGCCGCCACGCTCGACGATACGATCGCAAAGGTCGCGCACCACTCTGGTGGTTATCTCAGTCATCATCTTGTTGCCGAGAGCCGGGAGGATATCCCTGTCGATCACCGCCTGCTTCATGGCCCGGGTGCTGTCTGCAAGGGTGACGTGTTTCATGTAGGCGTCGGTATATACCGTGAATGTTTCGGCCCCGGCGATTTGCCTGATACCGTCACGTTTCGCTGCAGCAGGCGACCGGCCAGCCTTAAGGAGCTTCTTGGCGGATATGAGTTCCTCGCGTGCTTCCGCCAGGCTGATACCGTCACGACCGTACTGGCCGATCACCAGCGTTTCACGGCGGCCGTTTATGCGATAGTCGTAGCGGAACGAGACAGAGCCTGACGTGAGCACGGCGACATACAGCCCGTCACGGTCGGAAACCTTGTACAGTTTTTCCTGCGGCTTCAGGTTTTTTAGTTTGGTATCGGTAAGCACAATTCACCCGTAATGCATCCATGTTTTTGTCGGTATGAGAGTATACCTTTCGGGTAATACCGTCACCTGTACCGTCGAAAAATGTGGTGTAGAGTGAATAGATATGAGTAGCTATAAACAAAAACCCTCTGCAATTACAGAGGGTTAGAGGTGAAATTGAATAGATATGATGTGCTATGAACTAGCTATACATCATTCCCATTCAATTATTTACGACAAGCATAACCAATTGACTGGTAACAACTTTCCGAAAACTTATTTTCGCCGTACCGTTTTATATACCGTCAGCGGAAATCAGTGCCCCGCTTTCAGGGAGTCGTACTGTCGCTCGCATGTGAGTCCTGCAGACCGATATCGCTCAGCCTCTTCTGCTGCTGCGATGTAAGATCGGTTGCTCTCTTCAAGCATGTCGGCGAGCACACCGATGACCTTGCTGGCTGGCGTGCCAGTGGGGAAAGATCCGGTATAGTGTTCGGCGAGTCGCTTGGTTTTGTCAAGCTCGGCGCGCAGGCTGTCAGCAGCGGTATTAGCATGCTCAGCATCAACACGCGCCACATCGATACGGGATTGTGCTTCACGTTCAATTTGTGTCTTCTCCTGATCACGTTGTGACCTGGCATTATCATCAGCCAGTTTCTGGTCTGCCTTTGCCTGCGCGTACCCGGCATCGTACTGGTGGCTACCGTGTACATTCCAGGCAACCACTCCGCCGATGACCAGAGCAGCAAGCATCAACACGATAAGCAACTGTCTCCAGTACGCTTTGACGAATGCCCAGATCATACCGACAGCACCTTACTGGCAGTGATGTACCGCGCGCGCCGGTCGTCGATACCGTTCTGGCCGCCATTGATGATCTGCGTGACGCGCACCAGGTCGCCGGTGTACTTCATGCAGCCTTTTGTGGCGAAGAACCACGCCGCGCTGCGGGCAGCATACTCGTCCTGCGCCAGCAGCTCTGGCTGCTTAACTAGATCCACCTTCAGGCCGTTGCCACAATCGCGGTAGTTGTTCAGGCCGGTGATCTGGATAAGCCCGCGCCCGCGGTAGAACCAGCCATCGGTTGGGCCATTGTTCCCCATGCGCTTGCTGTACACCAGATTGGCGATCGCACGCTGGCGCTCCATCGGCAACGACGGCTCACCAGCACGGCGGCCAAGCGCGTTGGCCTGGCCCTGGGTGAGTCGGCCTGCACGGACGAATCCTGCCAGCCCGGAAACGCTGTAGTTGAAGTTTTCCTGCAGCCGGGTGAAGCCGCCTGACTCATGCCCCACCTGCGCTATAAACATCGCCTGGTGCAGCGGTTGTTCTATACCAAACTCTTTCATGGCTGCGGTGATATGCAGATACCAGCGCGTGGCCAACACGTCGCTGATACCAGCTGCACGCTGAAATTGCTTAATGTCCATGCTGGGACCTCGTTATCTTGAAAATTTGCACCACGTTCCCTTTTGTCTTGATGAGCGCAGCAAGGAACACGGCTTTGATGATGACTTCTGACCAGTCGGCGCTGACGTAGTATCCGTAGAAGGTGCGGATAGGAACGCTGGCAGCCACGACAATCAGGATGTAGGCGAGCCATCCACCCCACCAGCGATGGCGTGACCCGTCACGGCGGAATAGCAGGACTCGGATTGCAATGCCGCCGCAGATAGCGGCGTTAAGGATGAGAAGCAGATCAGGACTGGTCATCGTCTTTTCTCCCCGGGATCAGGTCGCGCGGATTTTCAGAACGGTGATACAGCCATATGCCAATGCGAACAGCGACGATTGCCGACACGAATGCACCGGCGGAATACACAATGCCCTTCTCGAAGGAGTCCTGCGTAATCGTCGGTATCAGGCTGGCAAAGCCAATCAGAATGGAAGCTGTCGCTTTATAGAAGAGAACACCGCAGAGGAAGCTGAGAAGCGCCAGGAGAAGCCGGCGCTTTATAGGGTACTCAACTGCTGAGGTAACAAAAATTACCGCACCAGCCAGCGCTCCTAAAGCCACCTCAGGAGGAACCCCGGCGACGACAGAAGCCAGCGCACCAAGGCTAAGCCCCTGATTGAGCGACTCCGTTGTCAGCGTGGTTGCCATAGTGACCACCGTTTATTGTGCATAAAGAACCCCCTTAGTTGGTGAGTTCATCATACACAATAAGCCATATATGGATAGATATTACCTTAGGAAAATGCCTGGACTATCTCTTTGTAAATTTGTCCTTTAGCTTAAGGAATGGCAGTTCAAAAAACTTAAACGACAGGGCAGAGATCGCTATAGTCAGGGCTAGTTTAGATACCCAAACCATTGACCCGGTTATCCACAGGAAGTGTCCCCTGTACTGCAGAGAGTCAACAATCTGTATTGCAAATGGATGCCAAAGGTATAGGCCGTAACTTATCTTTCCAAAGTAAATTAATGGAGCGATAGTGAGAAATTTTGCCTTCACCACTCCTGACGCGATGACACCTATTACACCAGCAAATAAAATGCTTGATGAAAGATAAAGACTTTGATTTGCCGCTTCAATCCCTTTATGCCAACCATATATAAGCGCACCAAATTCAACTACCGATATGAACCAGAACAGGCCCACAGCGAGCAATGTGCATGAAAGTATTTTCATTGCTCGCTGATTTACAGAGATAACAGCAATTATAGCTCCAATTAGTAGCGTATCCATTGTTGAGAATAGAGGCGCAAAAGAAACTATTGAAGTATATTCAGCAAGGTAAAATCTTGCTGATATTGCTATACATGAAAGTATTATTGCTGAAATAAAAATAAGTTTCCTGTTGCAAAGAAAAACAACAAGCGGCCATAGCAAATAAAACTGCTCTTCAACTGCCAGAGACCACGTGTGGCCAAGCTCCTGCCCTGGAACATAAGCAAATCCATTCCATGCCATTGTATAATTCTGCAAATAAAAGACATAGTAAAGCCAGTTATTGCTACCCTGAACACCAAAATATGAACAATATACGAACACTACAAATATATAAAGATAATATAATGGGAAAATCCTAAGGCTTCTTCTTATGTAGAAATTCGAGAAAAAATTATTATTTTCTTTAGATTCAATTAATATTCTGGTAATAAGAAACCCGGATAAAACGAAGAAAAAAGAAACCCCTAACCAGCCCATGCCAAATCCAGGGATTCCTAGATGGTAAAGTATTACACCCAATACACTAAACGCCCTTAATCCATCAAGTTGTTGAATGTGCTTCATTTTCTAACATCGCAAAATTTAAAGATTGAGCTATGATAGCACACATTCAACAACCTTTGACTATGAAACTAACCTATCTGCTGCAACACACTAATACCAGCATTAACACATTTAAAAATTGCGGTATGGTATTGACCGAGAGAATAGTTAGTTGCTCCTGCGGTAAGGATGTTATCTGATGAGTATGCAATGACACTACCAGTGTTGTTTGTCGTTACCATTACATCGCGTCCATAAGGAGCGCCATAAATATGACTAATAGTAACATTATTAGAAGCTATTCTTAATTGTGTATTCGGTGGGTAATTTGTCAGATCAATATCTCCTGAGGCCGTAATATTAACATACTTGACACCATACCCATCGAATCCATTTACAGTTGCGGCATTATCAAGATACTTGCAAACAGAGTTAGATTCATCATATGAGTTACCAACCGCTTGACATGCTCCTCCAAGAAGAAAGCCAGATAATCGTTTAACACCATTGTCTGCCCCTATGAATCCGATAGTGTTATTTGATGCATGCCCGCCAACATACATTCCGTTTAGCCTTGTTGTATCAGCATCAATCTGAATTGCGTATGTAGTATCACTAACCTTTCCTTTTTTAATATAGAGTGATTGTTTGGATGGGTTCATTTTAAACAAATGACCACCACGGAAGTTTACATGGTCGCCAGAAAAATAACCGAAATCAACACTTCCTTCAGGGGCAATAACCGTCTCACCTGAAAAGTCAATGTAATTACCAGTACTAGAAATAAAGTAAGGAACACTTCCACGGTCCTGAGAGTTTTTAGTGGCTAAGAATGCTGCGTCTACCGGAACATATGTATTATTACTGAATTGAAGCCTGTAGCTATTTCCAAGATCTATACATGCACTAGCATAGTGGTATCTGTCATCATCAGTGACACCATCTACAGCAGGTCTTGCTACTTCAAAATGACAATGACTCCAGGACCAGTTCCAGCAATTGTTAAGTTTGAGCATGTACGGCGTAAGCTCGTAATGACAACCATCAAAATATACATAATTTGATTCTGAAAGGCATGTTACCGCAGGATTAGTCTGATTACCGCTGCTTAGGAATGAACAATTTGTAAAATACGTATCCTGTATATAGCCAAGTTCTAAAGCCTGATTGGGGAACTTCTGGATATTAACCCCTGACACAATGCCCATCCAACCTACATTTGCAAGATGCAGACCTACGTCGCATTGACCATCAACACCCCAAATAGCGAAATCACGGAGGTTAAGCCCGAAACAGTATTTGTCAGGCGCAATTGAAAGAGTTCTACCATTGGCAACTTTAGAGTGGAATACTGTACCGCGAACCGGAGATGGTGAGTGTGCGGTACTTGATACGTCTCGTAACCCCTGACCACCTTCACCATAAAGAGATGGGGCATAGTCAGCAACTACGGTACTATTAATTATATAATCACCTGATGGGTGAAAGACTCCTGCATTCCTTATTTTTGCAACGTTTATTACTGATTGCCATGCAGCATAGTCTTGTGATTGAGAAAGAGATGTGACAAACGGATATACCATCTGAGCAGCTGACAACGTAGAAAAAATTTCGCTAAGAGGGTGATCATTTCCGTCTCCAATAGCACCAAAATCCTTATAGTTTAGTATATCTTTATTTTTATCGTGTTGAGTTCTTGCAACGGCACCAGTAAATGGTTGCTTTACTGCAACCAATGCATCACCTTTTCCATCTGCTGTGCTGGCCAGTTGGAGCAAAACATCAGAAGCTGAACCTGACGGCGGAACTACTACTATTGCATTACCTTCATTATCAAACGCAGGCATCATGTTTCTGCGTCCTGCCACATTTGGCAATTGATTAATCGGCTCTGGAACGCGTAGTGTTCTGTTAAAGTTGCTGCTTGCCAGGGTATCAACGTAGTTCTTTGTCGCTGCATCCTGGGGATCTCTGGGGTCTCGCAGGTTTCTGATGTAGTTATTTAACGCATCGTACCAGTTAGCGATAATTGTCGGCTTACGAAGCGCCAGGCTAAACATCGTTCCAACCTGCTGGATCAGCATCGTCAGTTTATCGAATGCGTCTTCATGAACCTCAGCAAAGAACTTACCCTGATTGCGTAGATCAGTTTCCTGTGTTGGCTCAAGCTCACGGGCAATTGAGATTTGCCAACCGTTCGCCAGCGGCGAGGTTAGAACAACACTTCCGCCATTAAAGCCACCTGCGTTTGTTACGGTGTAATCAGTGTCCAGCACCAACACTGTGATGTTTTCGCTTAGATCGATAACTGAAACAGTCAGATCTGTCTTCTTAAAAATACGGAAGGTGTACGGGAATGATGTGGTAACGCCGTTCCCGGTGTAATCGTTATGGTCAACTACGGTTGATACCGTCATGGCCTGTCTCCAGTAAAGCAGCGCCCGGCGCGCGTGCATCATCTGGACAGTTTATTACCTGGCAACCCTTATATGAATTGAATGAATAACAATCAGGAAAGTTATTACCTTTTGGGTAAATAGCAAATCGTGCTGGATAGTCTACATGACTTTTGCTACTGTACATATATACAGTGAATGCATGGAGATTATCAGATGCAACGTCAGTATCATCACCCGCTGGAAAAAGGATTTGCCGAACGCATACACACGCCGGGAGGCGTCCGCTCCCTTGTTGAAGAATCTCACCTGATGACGTTGCTGCGCCAGCTCGGTGACGATGGCTTTAATGTTGATGGCCCGATGGCAGAACTTACCGCCCTGGTGAACTACGTTACCAGCTCGCAGATGTCCATGAAGGATCTGCAGATGCATCTCGATTACTGTGTTGAAAAACTGAAGCAGGAAACGATGTAAGGAAAAGGCCGCTTGGCGGCCTTCGTGACATGTCACAATAATGACAGCTTGAACACGATAGCGGCGACGATAACGAAGGTCGAGAAGTAAACGACCTTCGATGATGTCTCACCAAGCCATCCTTTCCTGATCGCGAATATTACCGCCCAAAGATATGCAGTGCCGCAAATCACTACGGCAGCAAACCAAAACAGAATCATGCCTATCTTGATTAAGATATCCATCATTGCCCCACTGCCTTTCCAAGGTCTGGAGCACGGCGCGGTGCAGTTTGGCCCGGCTCCCACCAGCTTGTTGTGTTGAACTCCCGCTGAGCGCGGTCCCTTACCCTGTCGTTGTATCCTGGGTTGGCCATCTCCTGAAGCTGCTGCAGTATCAGGTGGTTGGTAATGGCTTTCGCGTACCACAGGTTGGCGAATGGGGTGATCATGCGGGCTGTCTTCAGAGCATCGGCCCCGAATGAAGTTTCCTCCCCCTGCAGAGCCTTCTGCGGGTTAGTGATCAGCAGCTTGGTTAACTGCTCTGCAAAGCTCAGCACCGGGCCGCCAATGGTGGCCGCGATACTCGAGCCATATTGCGTATGGTCCTGGAAGAGGAAATCTCCGTAGATACCGAATGAACCGCCCTTTAACAGCGCCTGCACCCATGTGGTTGGCTTTGTCATATCGAGCGGGTCATTACCTGTCAGCAGGCTATTCATCTGGTTAGCGAACATTCCAGCCAGTGTCGTACCGGCGATATATGAGGCCAGAAATTTGATGGCAGGTACCGTATCAAGATCATTCGCCCGGTTAACCAGTTGCCGGAACCCGGCGAAAGGAGTGGTTTTGAAGAGCATGAAGCTCTTGATCAGCTGCCCGGCATCGTCTCTGGCGTAGGTATCAAGCCCGGTGGCCGTAGTTACGGCGCTGGTCATCTCGCCGTGAGTGATACCCAGCAGTTTCTGAGCGGCTTCAGCTCGGGCGTTGCGCACCATGCGTGTGATGGTCTGCTCTGCTTCTGCGTTGAATGCCTCTTTCATTTTCTTCAGGCGCTCTGGTGGCATGTCGCCAAGCGCTGCCAGTGCTGCATCACTCCCGGCGCGAACCTGCGCAATGCGGTCGGCCATGATACCAGTGATCACGTCATCAGGAACTGCGTAAATCGCATCAGGCGTCATACCCATATGCCAGGCGGTAGTCATTGGTTGGAGGTCTGCCGCTGCCATGATAGCCCAGTCCTCATTGCTCCAGCCTTTGTTAGCCAGGATGGTTTTATCTGATCCTTTCACGTCGTCCAGTGTTTTAAATTTGCGGGTCAGTTCGCCAATGTTTTTGTACATCAGCAGGCCGAACGCTGCCTTGTTGGCCCGGTCCATGGCGATCAGTCCGGACCACTTCAGCGTTTTCTCTGCAAACCAGCCTGTGATGCCTCGCGATAGGTCGAAGCCACCCATCTTCGAGACGACAGCAGCATGCGAATCCACCAGCAGACCGAGCTCTGCATTAGCTTTTTTCGCGTCACCGCTGAACAGGTTGCGAATGGTGTTGGCAGACAGGCGCATGCCGTCTCGGGTGAAGCCAAGCGCCTGGGCATTGGCGCGCATGATCGCCTGGTCGCTGGTTGCCGTCAGAACGCTGGTACCGAGCATGGCACTGGTCATCAGGTTGCGCAGGCCGCCAACCGCCGACGTGAACACGCTTGATGTGGCCGCGCCGTTAAGCCCTGCCATTGAGTTAAACATGCGCTCGACCATCTTGCGCTCGTCGTTCATCTTTCCAACTTCCTTCCCGCCGGTTACCGCACGCTGATATACGCGGTCAAGCACCAGGGAAAAGTTGCGGGCAGCATCAGGGCCGAAGGCCTTAACGACACCCAGATCACGGGATGAAGACTGCAGGTGCGACATCATTACGCCCGCCACCGGCTGCTGAGTGTAGCGCTCCATGTAGGCAAAGTGTGACTGAGCATCCTTGAACGCCATCACCCTGCTCTGTGATCCACGGTTCTTAATCCCGCCGGTGCCCATGAATGCGCCAGGGTCGATTTTGTTCGCGCCGTCGGTAGCCTTTGTTTCAAAGATCGCCTCCAGCGCCTGGCGGTACTCGATGTCATTCATCGGGCTGCCGTCCGGATTAACGTAGTTGCTGCGGTCCTGAGTGTTGTAAACGTCATCAACCCATGCCTGGCGGGCAAACTCAATCGGCGGCTGGCGGCCGGAAAGGCGCGCTTTAGCCTGCTCTGCCACCGGCAAAGATGCCAGCCACTCATCACGCCCGGCGTTGCGGATAAAGTCGGCGTCGTCAACATACGGCAGGTGCCAGTCGTCGCGCAGGCCGATATCGAACCCGTTATCGTTCATTTCCTGGCGGGCTCGGCTGGTAACGTCATTCCAGACCTGCGCGATTTTCTTCGCCTGCGGGTTCCCGGTGTCCTCACCATAAAGCTCTTTCAGGATCTGGAACTGCGCGGATTTTGCCGCCTGCTGGTCAAAAAGACTGCGGAATCTCTGCTCGCCCAGCGCTTTGCTCTGCTCGAAGAATTTGCGTACATCATCACCGGCTTTGAGCAATTCAGCGCTGAGCTGACGGGACCAGTCCTGGTATGCGCCGGTAGCCAGTTCCTCAGCGGATGTCACCGCAATATCTTTGCCGTCAGTAGTGCGCCGCCCGGCGAAGATAAACTGCTGCAAATTGGCAGGTGTTTGCTGCTCTGGCGGGATATTAGCGTCAAGGGTATCTGTCACCCTGCTGATTGCGATCGCATTCTGAGCGACGCGCTGTCGCTTCTTATAGACGTCATGCACAACGCGCTGACGAACAAGATTGGCGGCCTCCATGTACGTCTGCGCATCAGGGATGCCCGTCTTTCCTTCCCTGGCATTTTTCTTATGCACCTGGCGAACGGCTTCTTTGATGCCGTCCTCAATACCTTTCAGCTCGTCAGCCTTTGGCTGGCGGCCAAGTGTCTGCGCAATGGCTTCAACACATGCCTGTTTCATTATGGGTTCCTCAGGAAGCACGCCGCGGCGACTGAATACACTTTCGATTCTTTCTGCACGGTCTGAATTTGCTCATCAAAATCAGCCAGAACATCGGAGAGTTTCGCCGGCTGCCCGGTGTCGGGGTGCGTAATTGTCAGATCCGGATTAGTGGTCGCCATATCGCGCGCCGCCATCAGGTCGTAACTGTTTGATGAAATCGCCTGTCCGGTGTCAGGATCAACACTGACCTGACCGCCTGTTTCGTCTGCTGCTGTGAAAGCACTTTCGGCGCGCGGCGCCGGAGCATCTCCAGTCAGTTCCGATGGCGTTTCATACCTGACACCATTCTCTTCGAAAACCTGCTGCATTGCATGGTACTGCTCGTTTGCAGATTCCAGCATGCCGGGCCGGGCGGGACCATCCAGCCCGCGCGCCATCATTCCGACGTTAACGGGCTGGCCGTCATTCAGCTGGCGGTATGCTTCGTCCATAGCTGCCACATGGCTGTTGATGCTCTCGTTGCTGGCGTGCAGGACAGGCGCCGATTCAAGATCGTAATAAAGACCTTCATTCAGCGCGTGAGCAGCATCAATATCGCTTGGTTTAATGGGTGTCTCACGGACAAGACCGCGCATACTCTCAGGAATGATCCCCTGCTGAATGCGTGATAAGTCCGCACGCGCCTCATAAAACTGACCGCCCTGCTGATGTGGAGCGAGAGTATCTCGGGCATTCTGAAGACGTTCCCTTGCAGCAGTAAGTTGACTGGCTATGTCATCAAGTTTCGCCCTGTTTTCTGCATAATACCGGCGGTTAGCTCCGGCGCTTCCAGTTGGAGCCGCATCACGGATGGATTTATCCTGAGCCTCAAGTTTTGCTACAGTACGCTCACCGTTAGCAACTTCTGACTGCCACACCTTCCTGTCGCCGCGGGATAAAAGCTGCTCTGCGTTCTGCTGCAATTCAGCAATTCGTGATTCGTAGGTTACCTGCGGGGCATCTTGCGCAGCAGGTCCATCACCCAATGGAGCTGGTTGCGACGCAGCTTCACCCTGAGTCTGTGGAGAATTATCCGGAGCGCTCTGTACCTCTGCCGCCGGGATTGGTGCTTCAGCATCTGGCGGTGGCGGTACGTCAGCATTGCGCGCGGCCAGGTGGTGAGCCCCACCAAAGGCGCCACCCAGCACCGCATCCACCAGCATGGCCTGACCGTCGAATACACGGTACTGCTTCGCCATCTCGGTGTAGCCTTTTTCTTCCAGCGTTTCGCCGACGGAGTAACGGTTAAGGCCGCCGAAACCGGTGTTGATTGCGACACCAGAGGCGATGCGCGTTGCCAGTGTGGTGCCGACGGCAGCAGGCAAGGCCATCCCGGCAGCATTAAAAAGGCTCTGCTGTGTTGCCAGGTTGCGCGCTGTTGATTCATCGACACCCTTCCCTTTGAAATCCTGATAGGACTGTTCATACGTAGAGCTGAATGCTGTCGCAGCGCCGACGGTCGGGCCGCCGACAATGGTTGCACCGATGGCTGGAACGAACTGCCCGAGACCATAAAGCACCTCGGCAGCAGTACCCTGGCTACCGGCATCAGGCTTCACATACCCGCGCGCATCCTGTAGCTGTTTGCCGATCGTGTCGTAGGCGTCATTCAGCGTTTTGTCGGCATCGGGAAACATCACTCGAAAGATATTGACCGTCGGCGCAACGTCGGCGGTGAATGCCGGATCGCTGATCAGGCGCTTACTGAATCCAACAGCTGACTGCGCCAGACCGAGAGTACCTTCCGCCACGCCGCGCACCGGCGCAGCGATTGAGCCCTGGAAGAATGTCGGTTCGTAGTCTTCAGGTCGCGCAGGGTTGGCCGCCGTTTTGTCATCGGTCCATGCCTGGCCTTCCGGTGCCAGAGAAAATACATCAGACATTATTCAACCCTCACGACGATAGCTTCATTGGTTTTCGGATCCGTCGCCCAGCGCCCGCTGCCGCTGACCAGCCGGTACTGGTTGTTACCGACATTAACAGGGGTGAAGTTTGACGCGGCGTTGACGTTCAGCCCGGCTTCTTTCAGCGCCTGCTGCGCAGATGCGGTGTAGCGGTCCTTGAAAGTGGATTTGTCCATGCCGAAAGGCATTACCACGTCTCCACCGTTAAAGCCCTTGTACACGCCGCCTGTGGCGTACTGAGCTGCTTTCTCCACCACGTCTGAGTTAGCTGCATCAGTGCGCGTCATGGAGGCATCACCTGACTGATAAGCGATCCCGGCGTAGGCTGCTTTGAACAGGTTGTAGCTCAGCTGGCGCGCCTGCGGGTTATTGGCAAAAGAGTTACCCACCTGATCGTCGAATGCGCGTTTCAGCTTATCTTCGCTCGGCAACTGTACAGGGGTTATGCCAGCATCTTTCATTGCCTTCGTCGGGTTCAGCAACTGGTCACCGGCCAGGATCACCTTCGATACGTCGTACTTGTTCATGGTTGGCTTGTAGCCAATGAACTGACTGTATGCGATGGATGGCTTTTTGTTGTCGTACTGGTTATCCGGCGTCCCCAGCAGCAGCGCGGAATAGGCAGTGGCTGCGTTGTTAGGCGCAATGGCGGATGCGACCTGGCGCATCGCCGGGGCCGAAAGAGTTTCACCCATGCTCTGCAACAGGCTGATGGTCTGGTTTACGTCTTTTGTGCCGCGCACCTGCTCGGAAAGAGCAGCGGCCTCTTCACTGGAAAGGATCGGCGCATTAATGCCAAGCGCGCGCAGGCTTTCCTGAGATGAGAAACGGTTGGCAACCTCTGCCGTAATGTCGTTCGGATTATTGCTGGATAGCGGCTTGTACGCGCCGATCTCCACGGCAGCATTGAACGGGTTGTTCTGGCGCTGGCTGATAACCTTCGTGGCAGCCGCCGACACCTGATCGAACAATTCAGCGCGAGAGGCGTAACCTTCGCCTGTTTCTCCAGTTCCCGGGCGAAGCTGATCAACGTAGGCTGTGATGCTGCTCGTCGGCATGTTACGGAATGACCCGATGTACTGGCCGGCGATCTGCGTATTCCTGAACTCTGTGTACCGCAGGTTACCTTCCCGCACGCCGTAGGCAGCCATGAAGTCGGTCTGTGTTGGCGCATCAGGAAAATCAACGCCACGCATGTATGCCGCGCTGGCGTCACGTACCCGGCTGTCAATGCTGGTGCGATACTCCGCCTGCTGCTGCTTGCGTATTTGGTCAGCCTGGCGGAGGAAGGTTGCCTGCGCTTCAGGAGATGCAGCGTCGAACGCAGCATTGCCTGTATAGCGCTTGGTGCTGGTCGGCAACTGAGAGAGACCGATTGCCGCGCTTACGCCAGTAGAAAGTTGCTGGTCAGTATACGGCTGGCTTCCGTTTTCATGGTGGATGATAGCGGCGCACAGCGCTTTGAGAGTGTCAGGGTTTGACGCGTCCAGCTGCTGATCTGCCGTTACGCCGAGCTGTGCACATACCGCCTTGATGTATGCGTCGGTATTGTTATTGTCAGACGGCGGGGCCCAGCGGTTAATGATGTCGCTAACGGTATCAATGCCCTGACGCTGGTACGACAGCAGGTTGCGACCCAGCGCGCGAATGCCATGCTCTGGTGTTTCGAATTTGGCAAATCGGCCGTCATCACCGGTCTGTCCAATCCACGGATTTGTTTTGCTGTACTCGAGGTTGCCCGGGTTGTTATTGCGGATGCCGCGTGAGCCATCCCCTGAACCGCCTTCCGATACCGCACGTCGAGAGCCTGTTGCTGTGTCACTGAGCTCGCCATTGCTGTGAATAAAGTCGATGGCGTTATTTGCGGACCACTGAGACAGCGAAGCGTCGGCAACCTTTTCCTTGAATTCAATCTTTTTCGCCTGAATCTGTTCAGGGCTCCAGCCATGCGCGGCGCCGTAGTCGTCGATTTGCTGGAAGGTCTGCTGGTTGTACAGCACGTAATTGGCATTGTCGCCGTAAGCAGATGCCGCCAGTTTCCCGTTATTCGTCAACGTCGCCTGGAACTGGCCTTCTTCATAGGCATTCAGCTGTGTTATCTCATGGCGACCGGCCTGAGAGGTGAACTGGATACGCTGCTGCTGCGCCTGCTGCATGAATCCGGCGCGGGAACCTTCCGGTAGCGTCATCGCAATCTGCTCAACCTTCGAGTCGAATTGCTGGGTATACTCCTGACCCTTACCGAGCGCATTTTTACCCTGCATATTGAGCAGGCCGGTATCAGGATTCGTCAGTAGATCGCTGGAAATCTGGCTGAGCTGCAGGGATGCATCCTGGGCCTGGGCAACATCTGCGCGTTGCTTGGCCTGCGCTAATGCGCCTGCATATTGCTCTGCGGTCTGACCAAGCACGTCAGCAGTTTGCGGCGTGTTGAATGCCTGAAGGCCTGGAGACTGGAATCCCCTGCTTTCTACCTGACGACCGTTTACAGTTGGTACTGTTGGCATGATGTCTCCTTAGCGACCTGTTCTGGTGCCGACAGCTGCACTGATTGGCGCAGCCTTCTGGCTGAATGGAGACCAGGTTCCACCACCCATCTGATACGCACCGTATGCCTTTAATGGAGTTGTCAGTAGCGTCTGTGTCATTGCGGCACTATTTGCGCTGCGAGTCGCATCAGCCTGAGACTGGAAATTACTGCCCTGCACCTGATATCCATATGCCTCACGCTGGGCGTTATTTACCGTTGTCAGTGCATCGAGAGCACCAAACTGTGCAGTATCACCGAAGATATCCAGCGCGTTACCTGTGGAGAGTTCGGCTCCTGTTGCCCCCATCATTGCTGCCTGGCTACCTGCAGCCTGGCGGTTACGGCGGCGAATCTCGTCAGCCTGAGCGTTACCTCTGTTGATTGAGTCCTGCGCCTGAGCTTCAGCAATATCTGCGTTCTTCTCAGCAACAGCAGAAGTATATTTTGCCTGCTGGTTCTGGCTGTATGCGCTGGCGGCAGCTGAGGCTACCGTGACAGCAACCAGTGCGATCGCTGGGCTACACATTATTTTCTCTCCATGTGGAAACGGTGGAACGGGAGACGCTGGATGCCATACGGCTTAGGCTCTTCAATAGTGAAACCAAGCCAGTGAAGCCATACGCGAGCAACGTGGTTGCGGGCATCAACATAATTTTCAAGATACGGGTAAACGGACAGCATTGCATTGACCACTTTCCCGCACCGGCGAAGGAAGGTGCGCTGGTATTTCTCCAGCGCGTCAGTGCCTACCAGCCATGGGATTCCGCTGCCGCCGATCATTGATGCCGGGGCCACTCCGAATATGGTCACCACCTCACCGTTGACCAGTCCTGCGCAGCAGAATGTTGACGTGCGCAGCCCGGTTTCAAGCACGCGGCGTGGGCCCCACCCGTTTGTCGCCAGAAATTCATCGACGTCTGCCTGGCGGACATACGGAAGCATGGCTTCGATATGCTCTGCGGTGGCCGGTACAATTTGAGCATTAAGCATCAGAATCCCCCTACGGCAAGGCGTGGTATTACAGCCAGAACTGAAAGCGGAAGAGGATCGAGTTGACGCACCTTAACGCGTCCGTTTTTATCCCAGTTGCTGTCGAGCTTCACCTCAACCTTACCGGTAGCATCATCAACCGGGTCGTCGTAAAACTCGAACTCACGCTGCGGATACTCGTACCACGTTCCGCCAGGCGTGGTTGCCCAGATACCGCGGCTGGCATTGACCACCATCGTGACAGTCGGGATAACCTGCTTTTTATCCAGCAGCGTTTCCTGCCCGTTGATGTTGATGTCCAGAGTTTCGAACTCTGCGATGATTGGTAGTCCGATGTGCACCACTGCGCCCGGCGATTCTAGCGTGACAGCGCCACCAGAAACTGTTTTGTCAGGCTCAACGCTGGCGTCAGAAAGAATTTTTACGGTCTGCCCTTCGAGGTGTGACAGGCCGCCGAACGTCTGACGGGCCATCTGCCAGTTAGTTGTAGCCGCATTGCGCAGCACTGCAGGAACGTTACGGTTAAAGCGCACAACTACCGCCGTGCTGCTGGTCACCGAAGCAATATCGCCGCGTAATTCTTTCGCAACCACCGCGCCAGTATCAGGATTCGTTTCTGAGTACGGGAACTGGATCTGAGCGCCAACATCAGTGCTTACGAAATATGCCCCACCGCTAATCGTCACCGGGTAGTCTACCTGGTAGCTCCAGTCGCCAGTGCCTCCGCTGATGGTCATTGTGCGTGTTGAGGTATTGCGCCCGTCATAGCTCAGTCCGCAGTCGACAAAGAACGCATCTTCATCGCTGGTAAACAGGCGGCTTGACAGGCGCTCGATATAACGTTTCGTCTGGCCGTTGATTGTGCGGTTAACCACGAAATAAACAGCATCTTCGTTTCCTTCACTGATGCAGCATGTGCTTTCGTATTTACCGGCGCTGGACTGTGGCGCCCAGGCGAAAACTTGCTGATCGCGAAGATAGGTCAGCACCAGCAGTTTTCCGTCGTCGCGGATACAAAACGCACTGCTGTACGGCACGATACAGAATGACCAGTCGACAATGCTGCGCTTCTGGAAAAGGTGGTTTGCCAGTATCGTCAGGTCAGTTCCCTGGTACCCGTCCACGTCGAAAGAGTACGCCAGATCGCGGACCACGCTGCCCTTCTCCTGGATGAACAGCGCGATGTTTGCCACGGCGATAGGAGGCACATTGCTGGAGCCGTTGTTGCCCTGAGAGCTGAATGCAAAAGCTGATGGCGTCAGGACCTTATTCTGGTCTCCGGATATCGTATATTCACCGCCAGATGTCAGCGCGACCAGGGTGCCGACGTCAATAAGGTGACGGATCTCATTAACCTGTCGCCCGGCGTAGGTGTAGATTATGCGATCGTCATCCTGAATAGGGTTGTTCTTACCGAAGTCCTTGTAATCACCTGTACGGCTTGCCCAGATGGTTTGCGGGTACGAGGTGGAAGCGGCGAAGTAAAGACGCTGCTGGTAGTAAACAACGGTGCTTGGATAGCCATTTACGCTGTTCCAGGCATAGCGCGCCCACTTGTAGCTGCCATTTGCAGATCCTACAACCTGGGAAGGGATGAAGCTTATTACCGTGGCGGTGGCGGTTGTTCCTGCCGCTGCAGTGATGCGTACAATGCCGAATCCACTGTGCAGGTATTCCCACTGTATGCCGGTATCAGTTGATCCTGTTCCGCCCCACCCATCCCATGACATGCCTTCAGTATGAGAAGGTCTAAGGGTGCCGGTCTTTCCAGCAGTATTGGCCCGGTAATAGTTGCTGTCAGCACGACGCACATCGTTGATAGCAGTTGTCTTTCCAGTCTCCCAGACAGGCACAGAGTCAACAGCAGGCTGCTCAAGGTAAAATAGTTTTCCAACCTGCTCAGCACCGAAGATAGAGGCGTTTGCCGTCAGCGTAATGGTACCAGTGCTGGCGCTGGCGTACACCTTCACTGACTCGTCAACGTTGATATCTTCGAACGGTCCGTTTTTGGTGGTGACATCGACGATCTGCCAGTTGTCGTGAGCGTAGCGACGCAGTTCCTTCGGCGGGTAGGCCGGGTGAACCAGTGTAAGCACGTCGGCGCTCTGCGTGAATTTGATGCGGAACAGGTCTGCTTCTGCATACGGCATCGCCAGTTCGTAGATCACATTGCTGCTGTTCAGCACATATGAGCCGTCTTTGATAACGCGCATGTAGCCGTCGCCGAACTCCAGCGCATAGGTCTGTACGGTCGAGAACTGGAACGGGATAAGGCGGCATTTTTTGTTCAAATATTTTGCTTCGCCGACGAAGCGCGTTCCCGGGCGATTCTCCACGCCGCCATACTGCCGAACAATGAAGTTGTCGCACTTGCGCAGCGCAACCTGATACTTCGACATGTCAATGCGCCCGTACAGCGACGGGCCAATCTCACCGCCGGCAAAGCTCGGCTGTATCCAGCTGATAGTCATTATGACAACCTCGCTGCAGTAAACTCATCGACTGGTGGCTGCGGCTCCTGGGATTCGTTCTGGCTGTGCGAGCCCGCGCTCAGGATGACGTTGCGGTACATGTTCAGCGCATTGTTTCCGAGATCGGCACTGCCGGTGAGCGGCATATTGATAGCGGCCGCCAGACGCCAGGACAGCGCCTCCATGAAAATTGGATCGAACATGTTCACATCAGTGACGCGCGCGATGTATTTCATCCACGCCTGTGGCTGGTCGGTGTAGATCAACTTCCCAGTGCCTTCACCGTTTGCGCCGACCTCATAGTTGATGCGCATGGCAGCTGTCGGATTACGAACTCCGGGCACCATAATTTCAGTGATGCGCAGGCAGTCAGTCGGGTACTGGTAGGAATAAGCCCAGTCCGGCGGCGGATTGTTGGTATCGGCCAGCGCCAACCTCTTGGTGGCAAAGTTCCAGTCGAAGTCCGCCAGCGCAGCATCGCGGCACGCATCAAAATGCAAGGAGCATTGATCCGCTTCTTTGCTAGCCTCGTTCAGGCTGTTAATGCTGCGGCTGTTGCCGATATTGCTCAGCGCGCGGTTGCAGATCTCGATTACGGAGGCCATTAATCGTCCTCCCCACCATAGAGAGTTTGTGCTGCCGTCTTTGGCGGTTCGCTGGAATCAGGCGCCATTGCCATATCGGTGATCTGCAGTTCTGCCCGGCGGCACACTCCGTCTTCGTCCTGGCGCTCAGAGGTTGATTTAACGAGTGCCTTAGCAGTAATCATCACCATGCCACCAACTGGTGGAGTGGTAATTCCGAGTCTGTTCAGCGTGTCATTGTCCAGGCTAATGCACAGGCCCCACGGATAATCATCACGAGTCTGGGTTTTACCATCCTCATCCTGATAGGTATCGGTGCCGGTTTTAAGGTTTACCAGTTCCATAACTGACTCCTGCAAGAAGGGGGCCGAAGCCCCCTGTTTGATTCGCGAGGCTTAGACGTCCAGTTCTGCACGCTTCTCTGCGATCTTCTCGCGGAGCGTTTTGACGCCGGTATTTGGATGCGGCTTATCGTTGAAGAGCAATTCATACTCTTCGCGTAGCTTCTCCAGATCGTCATCACCGCTGGTATCGTCATTGCTATTGCCATCGTCAACTTTCAACTCTGGCTTAACAAACTCAAGACCACGCTTTTTAAGAGCTGCCGCTTTGGCTTTCTCTGCCGCTGCGTTGATCGGCTCCAGTGCCGACCCTGGCTCACCGTCATATTCAATCTCAGAGCCTTCCGGCCAGAGGTTGTTGTGAATATGGGATAAGCGCAGGACGCGGTATTTTGCTTTTTCCATTGCCATCACCTTAGCCAGTCACTTTGGAACGGGTTGGGTAGTATGGAGTGTTGTTATCAACATCCAGGTTAATACCCGAGGTGAACGCGCCAGCGGTAAGCGGCCCGGTACCGACCACGTAGTTGACACGCAGATAGCGCTGGACGCCAGCCGGAACCTTGGTAGAGAACAGGCGCTTGCCAGCGGTCAACGCCGCCAGTGCCAGCGTGCCGCTGTCGTAGATAGTGGTCCAGGTGGAGTTATCCGGGCTGGTCTGCAGCTGGACGTTCAGGGTGGCGGCACCAGCTGCAGTTGCAGTGGTATTCACGTTTGCCCAGAACTCCAGAGGATCGCCAACGCCGATATCGCGTCGGGTGCCATCGATAGGGGCCAGGTCGATAACGTCAGTTGAAGCAGCAGAAGCCGTAACCGCCTGCGCTTCGGAGAACATCAACAGTTTGTCGAGGATCATTTTCTTTCTCCATTCATGGGCCAGTTAAGGCCCATCAGTTAATGACAGGCGTTAAACAACGCGCGCTTCTGTTTCCAGAATCGCATCGGTTTCACGGATTGGGATGCCACGGAACGCGGTCCACCATTCGCCTTCAGTTTCTTTAACGGTCAGAGCCAGAGAGGCTTTATCCAGAGACTGAAGATCGAGAGCCTGAGCAACGGTTCGGTTCATGTAGAACGCAGCGCGGCCCATCTTCAGGTTAGGAACGCGGTGAAGCGCCTTAACCATCAGCGTGACGATGTTTGCTGCAGAACCAGCAACCGACAGATTGCTTACATCGATGTTTGCGATGCGGACAACGTAGCGCCAGTCACGAAGCGCCAGTCCGTTATCCCATTTGTAATGGGTGCGGTAGCCCTGGTATTTACCACCGTTGGCATCGATCAGGGTCTGCTCACCAAGGTTCTGGGTCTGAAGGCCTGCTTTCTGCCCTTTCGGGAAAATGCCGTGAACGGTGTTTTCACCCCACACCACCAGCCAGACAGATGTGTTGTCAGTGCCGGTACCGCCAGCGTCGATAATGTTTTGGCCGTTGCCAGCAGATAAACTTGAGTAGCGGGAAGACAGGCCCATAAACTGCTGAGGGTTAACGCTGGTATCGCCATAGAACAGCGTCTGCGCCATCTGCTGATTCATGCCTTCGATGAACGCACGGTCTTCAGACAGACGGAATTCAGCAGTGTTGCCGTTCAGGTCAGCCAGAGACTTATCAACCTCCGCATAGGTTTCCAGCATCCCGCAGGAGTCAGTAACCTGTACGGTGGTTGATTTGCTTGGCTGCACACCGTAGTTGAGCAAACGCCAGGTGGCAGATGGCAAACCAGATCGCACGGTAGTGCGGTGGCCGGTCGGCAAGTTACCTTCGACGAACATCATGTCCGTCAGGATTTCGTTGGTCTGGGAAAGGAGCTCGACAATCTTGTCTACCTTCCCGTTTGGATCAGCGCGCTTAGCCCAGTCAGCCAGCGTCAGCGCATTTACGCCTTTAACAGCCATGGTTATATCCTCTCTTATTAGCCATAAAGCACTTCGGCCGCACTACGCTGGCCTTGATTACTGCCATCGACCATGCCGTCTTCAGACATGGCTTTACCGATTTTCACGAACGTCTTAACCAGGTCAGGGTGGTTACCAAGCCCGGTCGTGTTCAGGTATTCTTTGAGTTCTGGTGTGCCGAACTGGTCCAGGGCTCGCTGCGCGGCGCTGAGATTTGCGGTCAGCTTGTCGCCGCCGATCTCTTTGTCAGCCTTCACATCAACGGCCCACTGCTCGGTCTGAGCCTGCCAGGCTTCGGCCTGACGCTGCTGCACACCGGCAAGAATTTTCGGGTATGCATCCACCAGCTTCTGTGCCTGCTCATTGGTCAGGTTCAGATCGCGGGCAACCGGCTCGAAGTCCTTCAGCGCTTCGGTATCCAGCTCAACACCTTCGCCAGCCTGGAACTCGTATTTCTCCGGCGCGCCTTCCTGCTTCTGCTCTTTGTCAGCCTTTTCGGCCTTAGCTTTATCAGCAGCAAGTTCTTCCTCAGTTTTCTGAGTTTCTGAACCTTTGTCAGAATCAGTACCCGTCGCGTTATCCTGCGTCTGGGTTTGCTCCTGAGATTGCTGCTGAGTTTCGCCTGAGCTTTGAGTTGTTTCAGTAGCGCCGGTTGAAGCTGTATCTGCCTGGCCACCTTCAGTGGATTGCTCATTGCAAAGACGGCGATGCAGCAAACGTTCAAATAAATTCATGGTTACTCCTGTTCACTGGCCTCTGCGGCCATCTTCAGATACTGATCCGGGCAGTGCGTCATGACGCGTTGCAGTAATACCAGCGCCAGGTTGCGCTGCCCTTCGTTGAATGCTGTGATGTGCGGGTCTACGTTGAAGCAGGCGCCGAACACCTGGCCTTTCTCCAGCAATGACCAGATGACGCGGCGGCCCTGCTCGCTGCCCATGACAAACTGGATGTCGTCGATATCGCGCTGAGCCAGAAGCTCCTGCTTGGCTTCCAGTTCCGCTTTGCGTTCTTCATCGTCGATATACGTCATTGCTGCGCCGCTCCTGCTGCGTTAGTGAGAGCGGTAAGCGCGCTTGGGTCAGTGGTCTGCGCCTCGCTGAGCGTCTTGGCACCCTGCGCTGCTGCCATACCCATCTGCATGGCCTGCGCCTGCTGAGCCTGTTTGGCGCGCTCTTCTCGAATGCCCTGCACCTGCTCCTGAGGAACGATGACGGTAGGCGATACGCCGGACATTTCTGAAAACGCGTCGATGGCCTGATCCACGTCGAGCTTGTCGAGCGCTTCAGGTTTGAACTGTGCGAGCTGGCCGATGAATCCAACGGTCTGCGACAGGCTGGTGAGCCCGATAGATTTCTGCGCCTGCGCCATCACGGAGATGTACTCAATGCGCAGCGGCATGCCCTGCATAACTTCTGGCGGTGGAGGCAGCATGTTCTTGCGCGCCATGATGGAGAACACGCGGTCGATAAGCGGGTTGAGCGCTTCGTCGTTCAGGCGCTCCAGCACCGGCCCGAGCATCAGCAGCTTCTCTTCCTTCATCTCGATCACCGCTTCCACAGGCATAGAGCGGGTGTTGATGTTCTGCAGCATCATGAAGAGGTCGACAAAGTAGGCACTGTTGATGGTCTGGCGGGTGTCCTGAATGTCAGCCAGCAGGTCTGCGGTATTCGGATTGACCAGGTAAGCAGGCTTGAAACCGTCCTGACCGCTCAGCACGTCGAGATAGGTAACGTCGCCAGGCAGCAGAGAAACACGCTGATTCTTCAGTGACGTCGGCGCAACCATAGGCGGGTTAGTGGCTTTGTCGATCAGCTGAGCTTTACGCTTCTGCTCAACCTGAAGGGCTTTAACCTGGCCGAGCGCCAGCATGCCCGGACATGAGGATGCGTAAACGTCCTCGCCGTTCACTTCCCAGCGCGGCGCCAGGATCGGGAATTCATCAAAGCCGGATTCGCGCAGCAACTTGTCGGAGTCACCGCCGGTTTCGAAATAGACAGAGCGGAACGGCTTGTTCTTGCTGTCCATCTTGCCGCTGTCGCGGTTGATGTTTGGCGTGATGCAGTGGTTTACCTCGATCCACGCTTCATACGTGCCGTTTTCCCACATGCTCTTAACGGACGAGCTCACGTTGTCCAGGCCAAACTCCTGCACCAACTGGCGCACGGTCATCGAGAACTGGCGGAATGAGGTGTCGACGCTGCCGCGCGGGCTGTTCGCCAGGTAGTAGCTTCCAATCGGGAAAGGCATTGTGCGGATCACGTCCTGGTCATCCTCGAGCACAGCCATTGCGGCAGTGCCGAAAGTACCCAGACTGGCGTACATGACAGGCAGAGACTGGTACAGATTCGACTTGTTGAAAACTTCGTTCATGCGGCGCTGCACGACTTCCAGCCAGACTTTCACCGGGCCGTAATCCATCATGTCCGGATCAGGCGTTGCCAGTTTGAACCATGGGCGGGCCGGACTGGTAATGCCGGACATCATGCCACTGGACAGGATGCGCTGAGCCATTGAGCCGGTCGGGTCAACAATCTTGGTGTTGCGGCGGTCGCCGCGGTTAACGTCAGACGTCAGGAAGCGGGAACCGCGCGGATTGATAAAGTCGCTCAGGTCGCGCCAGTGCGGCTCGAACGTTGTGCGCTCACTCTTCAGCTGCGCAAGCTGTTTCAGCAGCCGCTCTTTCTCGGTTTCCGCCATCTCTCAGGTCTCCGTTACTGACCGAGCAGCGTTTTACCGCTGGTATTGGCTGCGGATGTGTCGCCCTGAGCACCGGTCAGCATTGTCGATTTGGTGCCTGCTGCTGCGCGGCGGCGGCGCTCTTCCTCTGAACGCGCATCAACCACAGCAGCGTCCTGGGTCTGAGGTGCGGCCTGAACTTCTGGTGCCGCTGGCACTGATGGCTTGCTGCCGATACACATAGCGATAACCTCACACACGATTAAATTATTACCAATTTAACCATATACGGATTATTTTACGTAGTGTATTGACATAATGCCGTGTAATTATTACCCTTCAGGTAACACAGTATGAAAGCGCACTTTGATATCGGTTCTGTGAGGTCTTGTCGCTAAATCAAACTGGTGAGTGCGCTTCCAGGTGTGAGCAGTACGGCATATGGCACATGTGCCGCAGCGGTCCGGCGGGGTTCCTTGGTTTCCTTATCCTCTGAGCGGGTAGCCGGAATGTGCAAGTCAGTGTTATCGGTATGCACGACATGACGACTCACCATCGTGGCGATACGGTGTGACACCTCGGAAGAGACGAGGCCATAACAGGTAAGAGCATTTCCCGCGGCGAGTGTGGGCATGGCTTAGAAACCGAGCATAGTGCTCTTTCCGTTGTGGTGAATGCGCAGGCTGATGCGCAAGGGCAAGAATCTTTCGCTGGATTCGGTGTGGCCACGCAGCCCGCTGTAGGCAGTCGCAGCAAGCCGGAGTTCAGCACCGGCCACCACAACCCAATCACGCCTTAGGACCGTGATACTGCAGTACCAGGTAATGCGTGTAGCTTTGGCGGTGGCAGTTGCTCCCACTTCTGACCACCGCCCTTTTTACAGCAGAACGCCATCCCGATGACGTTGCGCTGTAAACCCTGCATCACCCGCCAAGGAAGGCACTCCGTAGACCCTTGCTTCCATTCGCCCGGTTCGTCCGGGCATTTTTTTAAGGTGAATATGATGAACGAGATTGAAGAGTATAATAAGCGCGGCGAGATGATCGAATACCTGAAAAAAGCTATCGGCGAAGGCTATCAGCCTGAGCATGAAGATGCGGTACCTGACCCGTCAGTGTTTTATTGCCTGAATGATGTCGATCTGAACCGTGAATTCGGGAAATGCTGGCAGTGGTACAACATGGGCGGCGGCGCCCATGAAACTTTTCATAGCTCTTTTATGGCTAAAGAGCCGACCCAGGCTGAACGAAACCAACAGCGCGCCGAGTGCATTCACGTCCACAAACTTCAGTGCCTCTCTTCGGTGCTGGAGAAAAATTCGGGGTTCGACAAAACATTAGCAGAAAATATCGCAGAAGCGATCAACGCTGCGTTTGATAAAATCACTTATTGATTACGTGGCATGTCACGATAGCCCGCTAATGCGGGCTATGTTATTTCCACGGGTCATATTCTGTAACAGCTTTCCCCTGCTGGTTCTCCTGCCCTGGCATGCGCAGGCGCTTCGTGACCGGGAAAGCAAACGTCAGCAGCAGCGCATCACCCTTGCCAGGCGAGCGGCCTAAACGCTCTTTGATGTCTTCCTTCGGCTCGATGACGATCTTGCCGTCCACCCTGACTTTGTACTCTGCCGCCGACAGGTCATCAGCGGTCTCCTGGTCATCCAGCGCACCGCCGAGCTTCAGCCACGTCTTGCAGCTGTTGAACATCTCACCGCGCTTGTTGAGCATCTGCGGATCGGTCGAGCCACCGCCGAACGGGATTAACTGCCACGTCCGGCCCCAGCCGTCACCGATGGACTTCAGCCCTGTACCGTAGCCAAAGTCGATAAACACCGCGTCAGCCTGGTACTGGTCTTCAAAGTCTGCGATGCGCTTCGCCATAATCAGATCGTCTGTGGTCTTGTTGCCGGTCCAGAGGACTTTGCTGTGCAGACCCTGGCGCAGATATATCACCGCGTCATCCACGCCGGAATAAGCCGGGTCGACGCCGATAATCACCGGAGCGTGCGCAACCTGCGCTGCGGTTACCGTTCGCTTCATTGCCTCGTCGGTGAGGCCGGTCGGGATAAACTGCAGTTCTGACGCGTCAGGGAAGATCCCCCGCACACGGACCTTCACGAAGTCGCTGTCTTCGCCGTAATCATCTACCCATTTCTGCAGCTGCTGTTTGTTCGTTCCCTCGACGGTGCGGCTGTCAATCTGCGCGCACTTCCAGCGGTGCTTGTATTTGCGGAAGCATTCGCGGAAACGCCCGGTGTTACGCGTCGGGTTCCCGAACGCCACCCAGATGATCTCAGTGTCTTCGTCCGTCAGCGCACCCTCGGCAACCTCCCACACCAGATCGGCAATGTTGGAGGCTTCGTCGAATACTACGATGATGCGCTTACGCTCGTTGTGCAGGCCGGCGAACGCCTCTGTGTTGTGCTCAGACCACGGTATAGCGTCAGCGCGCCAGCGTTTATCGTGACCCGGATCGTTGCTGTACATCGCCGTTGCGGTGCAGGTGAACCACTCTTTCGTTATGGACAGGTTCGACCATTTGATGATTTCCGGCCAGGTCTTGGTGCGCAGCTGGTTGTCGGTGTTGGCGGTCACCACCACCTTGCAGTCCTCGCAGGTGTCCATTCCCCACTTAATCAGCATTGAGATGAATGCAGATTTACCGATACCGTGGCCTGATGCGCGGGCAATCATGATTGGCTGATAACGAGTTGCAGGGTTTTGCAGGTGATCGCGTATCTCACGGAATCCGTCAGCCTGCCAGTTACGCGGCCCGGTGGCATGCGCCAGCTCCGTACCCTCCTCGCCCCAAGGGAACGCATAAAGCGCATAGCCCAGCGGGTCATACGTGAACGATGCGATATCCTCGACGAGCTGCTCTTCCGGCGACATGGCTGCTGCTGTCATTCTTCACCACCAGCCTGCTCTTTGACGCGGCGGCGCGCGGCGGCCATGCGCTCGGCGATAGTGACGGTACCGGAAACCTCAAGGCGCTCTTTGAACGCGTTGACGTCGACGTGCTTACCGATGAGCTCGAGGTTCTTCACCTTGTCAGGCCATTTGATTTTTTGCAGAGTGGACTCGATATCTTCCTCATCATCCTTCATTGCCATCCTGATACGGTTTATATCCACTGCACTGATTGACGTTCGCCATACCTTAGGCCACTGACTAATCGGCTTCATCCCGCCGTCGTCGTTCAGGATGTCCAGCACGTCCATCTGGTCGATCTCCACCAGGCGCATGAGGACGTAATCAGCGCTGACGCGCATGCGCTTGTTGCGCTCTTCCATCAGTTCTGCGATTCGTTTCTGGACGCGCTCATCGCGCATATTCTGGCTGGCAAACTTAGCCGCTGTATTGGGGGAATACCCGGCATTAATCGCCGCCTGAGTCTGATTCTCCGGGCATTTGATGTATTCCTGGCAATAGGCTTCCTTCAGAACGCTGATAGGCTCAAATTGCGTCGATTTGCGCTTATGCGGTTTTGGTGTTGCGGGCATCATTACCACCTGAGTAATTTTATTACCATGCAGGTAATACTATCACGCCCGCGCAGATGTTACATGACTGGTATTGGTTCGTCGTCCTGGCGGCCAACACGGTTCAGGAAGTGGGTTACCACGCCGTGCACAGTCGTGTCGTCCAGCGCATCACCTTCAAGCGCTTCACCGTCAGGAGTGATCAGCGCCTTGCCCTGCACAATGGCGAACTCCGTGCGGCCGCAATAGGAAATCAGCACAGTGTCACCCGGATGTGGTTTGTGCGAAACATTGATGATTGCGTAGCCCGCTGACGTCTCGATGGTGCGGCAGTTTCCGTCATAGCCGCACAGGCTGGTGATGGTGAGAGCTGCTTCTGCGTAGTCTTTTGCCGGGGATGGAAAGCCCATAATGGAACCTCACATAAAAATACTGTACATT